GGAAGTGATCGACTGATGGTAGGAGCGCTCCTCCAGAGGCGCTACAAGCGACTGTAGAGCCTCATGCGCGACGGGTGCGGTCGATGCCTTGCGCTCGACCTGCACGCCCCGTAGCGTGTCCAGATTGATCCCTACAGCAGCGCAGGCATCCTCCAGCGTCCAGCGGATCTGCGGATACCACGCGCTCAGTTGATGCCGCCACGGGCCAGCGGCGCGGGGCTTGGTATTGGTGCCGACCGGCAGGCGGCAGTAGCGCATGGCCGCGTTGCCGGAACTGTCGTTTCCGCCCAACTTGCCGCGTGCCGACAGAGCGGACATGATGCGGTCAATAAGGGCAAGGTCGCGGGTGTCGGGGTCGTCCGAGTCCAACGCCCAACCTACCTGCCACTTGCCGGGGGAGGTCTGGATCGACCATGTATAGCCGCCCAGCACGGATTCGGGGTCGATGTCGTCTACGACAAGGGCGGCGAGGCGGCTGAACGTGCCCTTTGTCCGCGCCCAGCCGCGCCCCTCGAAACCGCTGAACACGGCGCAGGAGAAGTACGCATTGAGGTCGACCGCGCCGTCAAGCAGGCGTGCCTGCGTCGCCTCGCCACGGTAAGGGCGTCCGGCCCATTCTCCCATGTCGGGAGAGGCGGCGAACGTGCAGACCCATGCGTACTCGCCAGGGCCGAACGTGCCAAAGACCTCCGCAAGGAAGTCGCTATTGGTCATGGTGGCTACCATCAGAGGTTGCTCAAATCGGTGTAGGCAAGTTCGATCTGCTGCTGCTTCGCCATCGCCAGCAGTTGCCGCCAGTAGCGGGTGGGCACGTTGCCGCCCGTGCCTGCGGGCTGGGGTGTACACCAGCGAGAGACTGTGCTAGGCGACAGCCCTAGTTCACGGGCAACCGCCGTCTTGCCTCCCAACATGGTGATGGTGCGATAGGCTGGCTCTATGGAGTGCTTGGATTCGATAGGCATGATCGCGTGCCCTGTGTGTTGCGGGAACCGCAAGGATACGCCTGCCGAGGCGAGCCGCAAATAGGCGGACGCTATGAGTGCCTGCGCCGTGATCAAAAAGAATCATTGCGCCAACCGCAAGGCTTGGGGTAGAGTGCGCTTCCCTACCACGGAGGAATCATGGCTTTCAATCTCAAGAGCATCCAACGCAACGCCAGCATCGCCGCCCCGAGGATCATGCTGTATGGCGTCGAGGGCATCGGCAAGACGACGTTCGCGGCAGGCGCACCGTCACCGATCTTCATCTGCACCGAGGACGGACTCGGGTCGTTGCAAGTCGATCACTTCCCGCTGTGCCAGAAGGCCAGCGATGTGCTGGACGCGCTGTCCGTCCTGGCGCAGGAGGATCACCAGTTCAAGACCGTCGTGCTGGATAGCGTTGATTGGCTGGATCACCTGATCTGGAAAGATGTCGAGGCGACCCACGACGCCAAAGAGTTGGCCTACGGCAAGGGCGCGATGATCGTGGGCGAGCGGTGGCGCGAGGTGCTGGCCGCGCTCAACTACCTGCGTAACGAACGCGGGATGATCGTGATCCTGCTGGCTCATTGCCAGATCAAGCGGTTCGACTCTCCCGAGGTCGAGCCGTATGACCGGTATCAGCCGAAGCTGCAAGAACGCGCCAACGCGATCCTGCGCGAGTGGGTCGATGCGCTGCTGTTCGCCAACTACAGGACGGTCATCAAAAAAGATGATGTCGGTTTCAACAAGACCGCGAACCGTGGCATCTCGACGGGCGAGCGGCTGCTCTACACCAGCGAGCGACCGGCCTACATGGCGAAGAACCGCTACGGCTTCCCCGAATCCCTCCCGATGGCTTGGGAGGCTTTTTCTCAGGCGATTGCCTGACAACCCAACGAGGTCAACATGCAATTCAACTTCAACGCTGCCAACGCCCCCGTTCCCACCGCCCCGGAGTACGGCCCGCTTCCTGCGGGCGAGTACACCATGATCATCACCCGCACGGAGATCAAGTCGACGAAGGCTGGCACGGGCGAGTACCTTGAGTGCGTGATGGAGGTGGTCGAGGGCAAGAGCGCGGGCAGGAAGCATTGGGAGCGGTTCAACGTGAGCAACCCCAACAAGACCGCCGAGGACATTGCCAAAGCCGCGCTGGGCAACCTGTGCCTGGCGATTGGTCTGGACAACGTGACCGACACCGACCAGTTGCACGACCGGATGTTTGTGGCGAAGGTTGCGATTGACCGCAAAGACACGGAGCGCAACCGCATCATGGGCTACCTGCCCGTGGCGCAGTCCGCTCCTGCCCGTCCTGCCGCGCAGCCCAAGCCCGCAGCGGCACGGCCCTGGCAGTAATCTGATTACGGGGCGACCGGAAGCCCGGTGAGCGCAGGTTCTCCTCCCGATGCGCAATGAGTCTGTAGTGGCGCACAGATCGCCCCACCCTAACGAGGAAACTATGGAACTGCCAACCCCGCAGAACACGACCAGCGCGGCAATCGTCCGCTGGTACGAAAGCAAGCCTCAAGAGCACCGCCCCCATATGGGGGCGTCTATCATTGGGCATGAGTGTTCACGCCACATCTGGAACACCTGGCGCTGGGCGCGACCGCCCAAGTTTCCGGGCCGCATCCTTCGCCTGTTCGACACCGGCAAGCGCGAGGAACTGAGGCTGCTGGAGGAACTGCAAGGCATTGGTGCAAAGGTATGGGCGACTGATCCGCAGACGGGCGACCAGTTCCGCGTGACAGCCTGCGCCGGTCATTTCGGCGGGAGTCTGGAAGGCGTGGCGCAGGGCGTGCCGGAGAGCAAAGCGCCGTGCGTGCTGGAGTTCAAGACGCACAATCACAAGTCGTTCACTAGCCTCGTCAGCAAGGGTGTGCAGGCATCCAAGCCGCAGCACTACGCGCAGATGCAGGTCTACATGCACCTGATGGATCTGGATCGCGCTCTGTATCTTGCGGTGAACAAGGACAACGACGACGTTCATTCCGAGTGGGTGCATTACGACCGCGATGCGGCAGTCGCCCTGTTGGAGCGGGCGCAGCGGTTGATTGACGCCACGGAACCGCCCGAGAAGATCGCGGAGAGCAAGGACAAGTTTCCGTGCAAAATGTGCAACTTTGCCGACCATTGCCACAGCGAGGTCGCAGCCGCGCACAACTGCCGTACCTGCTGTCACTCGACGCCGCTTGACGGCGGTGCGTGGAAGTGCGAGGCGAAGCAAGTCCCGCTGACCCATGAGGATCAACTGGCGGGCTGCGCCCTGCATCTGATGATCCCAGCGCTGGTGACCTTCGCCACGCCGGTCGATGGCGGCGAGGGATGGGTGCGGTACAAGCACAACACGCAGGGCGTCGAGTTCATCAACGGCAACCATCCGGGCGCGGATGTGGCTGTGTTCTCCAGCCGCGAACTGGAACATTCGCCCGCCGATCTGATGCCGCAGGTAACCGAGATCAAGAAAGCGTTTGACGCCGTCGTTGACCCGTTCGCGGACTTCGTTGGCGACCACCCGGACGACATTCCCGTCAAGGTTGAGCCTGCCAAGCAGGCGGCGAAGCGCGAGAAGATCCGGCAGTCGGCCAAAGCAATGAAGGGGTTTGCATGAAAAACATGACCATCGGAGTAGACCCCGGCATGTCGGGTGCGCTTGCCATCCTTGAAGGCGAACGGCTGATTCAGATTATTGACATGCCGGTCGTGGAGGTCGAGATCAACGGCAAGCTCAAGCGCCGCATCTCGCCGGAGATGCTTGTATCAGAACTCGGGATGTATCTGGACTTCGTAACCTGCGCCTATGTCGAGAAGGTATCCGCCATGCCTGGACAAGGCGTATCCTCCATGTTCGCTTTTGGCGAGGCGCTAGGGCTGATTCGCGGCATCTTCGCAGGTCTGCGGGTGCCCTGCTTCCTTGTCCCGCCGTCCGCATGGAAGCGCACGCTCAAGGTTCCGCAGGGCAAGGATGCTTCCCGAGCGATGGCCGCGCAACTGTGGCCGCTCAACGCTGCCGAGTTCAAGCGGGTCAAGGACGACGGGCGGGCGGAAGCGGCCCTGATCGCGCTATGGGGGTCGCGGCAATGAGCCTCGTCCTGCGCGGTGAGACATGGTGGCTGGACTGTCAGATCAACGGGGCGCGGGTGCGCGAGTCGCTCAAGACGACCGACAAGCGCCTCGCCCAGCAGGCGCATGACATCCGCCGCGCCGAGCTGTGGCGGCAGGGCGTCTTGCGCGAAAAGCCCCGCAAGACCTGGCAGCAGGCGGGTGATCGGTGGCTGCGCGAGAAGGCGGACAAGCGGAGCATCGAACTCGACCGGCTGAAACTCGCGCACTTCAACGCCACGCTCGCCAGCATCCCGCTTGCCGGCATCACGGCTGACATGGTCGAGGACTGCTGCCAGCGCGGTCAGACGCCTGCCACGCGCAACCGCTATCGCGCCCTGGCCCGCGCCATTCTGCGGGCGGCGGAGCGCGAGTGGGAGTGGATTGACCGCGCCCCGTTCATCC